TAGCCATTAGTACCACCCCCTTCCGAGATTACTTCCGAGTGCTTTACATATATTGCCACCATATTTTCTTTCAATATACGCAAGCCCTGCTTCTACTTGTGTGAATCCATTGCTGGTTTTTTTATACCCCACAAGTTGCCAAGTTTCAGGCATGAATTGTGCTATGCCATAGGCTTTTGACTTACGGTTTAGCGATTTGGGGTTCCAGTTTGACTCTTTTGTCCATAGTGTATAGAGGCAAGTCCATTGCTCCAGTTTATTTTCTTGTATCAATAACTGTATTGCATGTTGTTGATATTTATTTTCATGGAAGGCTACGACTGTGCCAGCAATATGATTACCACTTGGCGAGGGTGATACTGGTATGTGTGGTTTATCAAAAAACTTATCGTCAATCGCCACGCTTAAAGTTATTACAATAAACATGGCGATTAACCGTTTAAACATCATGAGATTATCTCTTCATCTTTGGCACTGATGTTGCTGATAAGTGTGGATATGTACTCAGGTATATCAGTATCATAACCTTCACTATCGCAAGCACCGACAACAATCATGTTGCCTGCTAGGTACGGTGTATTACCGAATAAGAAAGAGATTGCACTGCCCAGTGGATTTAAGGGTAGTTGTTTTAACAATCCTTCCTCATCCACATAGGCACACGCTACCTCTACACCGTTGTAGTCATACAGTCTGACTGCTTCAATGTATCCATCAATGGCATCTTGGTAATCGGTTAGTTGTTTAAACAATTTCTCCAAGTGTGCACCATTTGGTTTAATGACCATGCCTTTTACAGGTTTGCGCTCACTCATTTTTTCACCCCCTTACTAGCGTTTGCGTAATCTTTCCTCAGTTGCAGGACAATTTGTTGAAAGTTTTTCTCATCAACATCAGCCCATATATTGCTCTCGATTTGAGTCAATCTATACTCAGCGAGTGCACCATTAACCATTAGCATTTGCTCTCTAGTTAGTTTCATGCTTACTCCTCATCTCCCCACATACGGTCAGGTTGACCGCAGGTGCAGTCCAGTTCATCACAGTCATCACAAGGTTGGTTAATACCTAGTGCGACATCATCTCCTTGTAGGTACATTGGCTCAGACATTTGACTCCTCATCATTTTTCTTGAGGTCATTTATCGTTGGTTCATTGGCGCGTTTATACATAGGTGCCAGTAAAGTTTCAAAAAACTGGTGCAACCTGTTGTAGTACCACCAATCCCAATCATCTTTATCAGTCATTGCTTTGTCCTTTGTTCCAACTCATTTGATTTTCATAACAGCAATCCTCGCAGAGGTCGCAGTCATATTCTTTAGGGTCAATCAACTCATCACAGTTTTTACACTTGGTCAAGGTGTTCATTGTTTAACCGCCTTTAGATTTTCAAGTGTCTGCTCTAGTTGGGCAATCCTTTCGGCAGTAGTTAAGCGCGGTGTTATACCGTACTTTAACTTCTCTGCTTTAAAGATTGCTTCATACTCAGCACGGTGATTAGCAATGAGTTGTTCCATTGCATCATACTTTGCTTTCGCATATATGTTTGAAGTTGATTTACTCATTGCTTAACCTCATACTTTTCATTTAACAGTTTCATCATGATGTTTAGTTCAGCGTAAGATAACTTACTACTCAACCATTTGCAACCATCTTTGGTTGAAAGATTTTCCAAACCTGCAACCTTTACCCAATCACGATAAGGCTTCACGCCTTTGTATGCGGTCATGAATAAACGAGCAGACAAGTACAGTGCGTAGTCATTGTTAATCCACAGCGCACAGTTCCAAGTTTCGTAATTTTTCCAACCTTCATAAGTTGTTTGATTACTCATTACTTCACATCCCAAGTTAGGTCATCAAGGTAAGCCTCAAAACTATTTCCATTGTGGGCTTCCTCATCCCAATTAACTACCCAATCAGGTGTAACTCTAGGCACCTGCCAGTAGATTTCGTAGCCATTGAACTCATCCCAAAATAGGGTTAGTTCATAACTTTCTCCATCATGAGTGAAGTGGATGTATCTTTTCCATCCAGTGTCATCTTGGCGTGAGCCTTCTATTTGGATTTCTTTAGTTGCGTTCATGTTAGAAGGGTCTTTCTACCATGTTGGATACTTGCTTGCGAAGGTTTGATACACGCTCACGCAACCAAGCATTTTCTTTTTCTAGTTGTGCATTTCTTTTTATAGTAATAATCATTACGCTAACAGAAGTAATCAGCGCAATCATTACTGCAATCAGGTCAGTTCCTAGCATTTCCAGCCTTTCGTTTGTGTAGCATTGTTGCTACGGTGTAATGATTGCAGTTTGTAAGATAGAAGTCAAGCATTTAGTTTAGATTTCCAGAAAATAATTTCTATATTGTTTAAACAGTAGGTACCAGAGGGAAATAGAAGATGGTTATTTTTGTTGGGTTGTTTAAACAGTTGGCTCCAGATTCCAGATGCTGAAGATACCTTTGTTTAAACAAATAAGAAAACCCCCCAGCATTTTGGCGGCTGAGGGGTTGTCCTGTTTAAACGATTAAAAGTTTAGGAACTCGTCATGCTTGTCCCACCACTTTGAATACTTGTCCGCCTTGTACTGGTTGTACCTACCATACCAATCCATGTCTGATTCGTACGGCATGCTTAGTTTAAACGACTCACGCTTTGCAGGTGTGAAAGTTTCGTGTCTGATGATACGACCATCACGAACTTGGAAGTACTCGCCTTCCTGTGCCTCATGAATCCAATCCATTTCACAATCGGTCATGATGCATGCGTTCTCTACGGTTTCCTTGGTGGAGCCATAGAATAAGGAGCCAGTACTAGCCTGTGCAATCCATAGCGGAGATGAATTTACTCGTGCTAGGTGCAGATTGCGTGGGTCATTGGCAGTAATCCATGCAAGGGCAGCCGTTCCGTACACCTCTGTTAGTGCTTGCCATGGCTTGTCCTTTGAGAAGGCAATCAGGGCAGCGACTGCTTCGCTATCTACTTGAGCGATGCGAGGAACACCTAACTGTTTAAACAATTCCCTGTCGTTGCTGATGTGCCCGTTGTGTGTGAGCACAATTTTGCCACGAGGAATTGGATGGTTGTTGCTTGCGTTAGTTGGTGAGCCTTGAGTTGCGAACCTTGTGTGAAGGATTGCAGTGGTTGCGCCACCGCATAATTTATCGCCAGCGTTAGGCACGAATTTACTTGCTGAGATTGGTGCCTTGCGGATTACACGCTTGCCAGTGCGTGGGTTAATCCATGCGCCACCTGTGGCATCTGTGCCACGGTGTTCAATATCCATAAGCATCTGACCTGCAAGGTCTGCGGTGCTTACGCTTTTGTAATGCTTAGGGTCTAAGCAATATCCTGCTATACCGCACATATATTTTTCTCCAGTCTGTAGTAGTTAGAAGTTAATTGTATCACATCTGCGATTTAGTACTCGCAACCCTTGCAATCAGGTCGTAAGCAATCACCGCAAATTACTCGTTCGTTTAAACAATCATCAGTTGTCATGATTTTTTTCTCCACTGGTGATTGCCTTGTTGCCTGCCCAAATTATTAGCGCCATGAATAGAATCGCTCTGCCATCTATCCAAGTGAGCCACCAAGGTAGCAAGTTGTAGTCCATGTTTAAACACCTGCGCTTTCACTGATTGTTGCCATGATGTCGCGGGCGTAATCATAGAAGGGTTCAATTCCCCACCCTGTGCAGATTTGTGCTACCAGTAATGAGCCTACTCCTGCGGTGTAATCACTAGGGCGTTGCTTTAGTGCGCCCAAGATTGAGCGCTCTACATAATCGCGGATAAATTCAGCGAGTTTATAGGTATCGTTTAAACGCTTTGCCTCTTTCATGATTAGTTCATAACTTGCGCGGTCATTGTCTAGTACTAGCACAATATCGCGGGCGTATTGTTCCCGTGCTGTTGGTTGTTCTAACATGTTTCCAGTCCTTCCGTTTAAACACTTAGGAATTTCCTAGGTGTTAGTGCCTGCCGTAGGGATTGCACCTACGCATAACCCACTAGGGGCAGGCGACACGCTTACCCCTTAAGGGTGCGTGCTCGATTCTTTAACCAGTCGCCAGTTGAGGCGTTTAAACACTGGGCATTAACCAGCGAATCAATTAGGGCTATGCAACCAAGTGAATCGCGGACACCAGTATTTGCCCAAGGTGTCACGCCTTCGATTGCGGTTAAGTCAACCATTGCATTTGAGGCTTTAAAGATTGCCTCAACGAATTTAGCCCAAGCGATAGCCTTAACACCGTTTAGGGTGCCTTGGTGTAGGCGAATTTCAATAGTTCCGTGGCGATTGATTGCACCGAAATTTATTGAATCGTATGAACGGTCACCGATACCTTCGGTTGAATTGTTTAAACACTCTGCAAGTCTTTCGGCGCTATTGCGTGTTAAAACCGTGCAGTATCTATTGCGAAGGCGGGAAGGTGCAACCAGTGCACCAATAGCGCTATGCACGCCATACCAGTTGCGACATAATTGAGCCAGTGAATCGGAATTATTGATTGCATTGGCACCAAGGTGAACATGGAATCCAGTATCGGTATCAATATGAGCACCAGCAGTTTTAAGAATTTTGGTCACTGCCACTGCCTCGTTTAAACGGTTATCGCTAAGGATTGGGCTAACAACCTCGGCACCATTAGGAACTGAACCGTCATAAACTGATTTCCAGTTTTGATTAGTTTCATGGATACGGTTAGGCATTTCGCAGTTAATTCCACCCTCGTTTAAAACTTGGTGTGCCTTCTGCACTGATACGCCTTTAACCTCGAATTCCATACCGAAGGTAGTCATTAGCGAACCGCCTCAGTCATGGCTTGGCGACACCTTGGGCAGATTGGGGTGCCGAAGGTGATGATTGTTGAGCGAGAAATTCTCGCGATGTAGTTATCAGTTGAGCAGATAACTTTGCGAAGGCGAGTTGATTGTTTCGCCTTGGTGTCTGCAGTTGTTGCAGTCATTGGGTTGAACCCTTCCAGTCAGTACTGGCAACCAGTTTTGCCAGTGAGAGAAAGGTAATGCATGTTTAAACAAATTTCAACAATAGCCCTAAAACCAGTATTTTATACTGCTTTTAGCGTGTCGGAATTTATAGCCATTGACTGATTTAGCCATTGAAAGCATGAGCAGTTTAAACGCCAAGTAAAAACACTACTCGCCAGTAATATCTTAAAAGCATTGATTTATACTGCTTTTAGCCATTGATGAATTACTGCATGCTCTAAAACCATATTAAATAACTGACTTTGCGCTATTACTCGCCAGTAATGTTTAAACACTTTTAGCAATTCCAGTTGCAGTTGCGATTGATGCATGGGGGGGGCGCGGGCTTATTGATTGCAGAGTCAGTGCCTCACCGCGCCCTAGCACTGCCTCGCCCTAGTTTTGTTTCGCTAAGTGCATGCAGTTTTGTTTAAACACTTTGCAAGGTGCAGAGCGAGGTGCAAAATCTGCACCCCAGGGTTTTTAAAATGACTGAGCGTGTGTGTGTATGTATCTACTTACATAACTTTGCTAGTCCTCGCCCCCCATAAATGTGGCTCTGACCTGCGGTTTTATTGATTTATTAGAAGTGTGGCATAAATCACATGCCCAGAAGTGTCCGCTAAGGACCTTCTGGACACCTATAGTATAAGTGAGGAGGCAAAATTATCGGAGCCTCCGAACAGTAACTACAACCCGTAGGGTTGTTGCCTAGTATTAGCCCTAACCTTCGGGCTTCGTTTAGACTTCGCCCTTCGGTTAGAAGTTAAGCCCAAGGCTCCCTACAGTCCGCCTTGGAGAACCTATGGAAAGAAAACGCATAACCTCTGCTTCACATAAAAGTGATGCTATCAAAAAGCAAGTTATAGATTTTTTAATGCAGGGGTACTCTACCCAAAAGGCTATGGATGCCGTAGGTAGGTCAATTAAGACTTACGAGTACTACCGAAAGGTTGACCCTAGTTTCGCTCTCGCTGTAGACAAGGTGCGGTCTATGACCGCCCGTGGCGAAATAGGAAACACAAGAGGGGAAGTACCACCCTTCCCCGAATTCTCCGAGAAATACCTCGGCACTAAAGTTTTCAAGCATCAAGAACATTGGATTGACCTACTGGAAAGTAGAGAACCCAAAGATTTACACCCTTCCATAACCTACGAACAGGGTGCTCAAGATTTATTAATTGTTAATACTCCACCAGAACATGCAAAGTCTACGACCATTACGGTCAACTATGCTGTCTATCGGATTTGCCAGAACCCAAACATCAGAATCATGATTGTGTCTAAGACACAGGCTATGGCGCAAAAGTTCCTGCTCTCCATAAAGAACAGACTAACACATCCTAAGTATCAGGACCTACAACTAACCTTTGGACCTCCAGGGGGATTTGAAAAGAATTCTGATTCATGGAAGCAGGACCTCATTTACTTATCATCCGAGGCTCGTGACTCAGGTGAAAAGGACCCTACCGTACAGGCTATTGGTGTAAGGGGTCATATTTACGGTGCTCGTGCCGATTTGATTATCATGGATGACTGTGTTGATAATACCAACGCCCATGAATATGAAAAACAAATTGACTGGATTCAATCTGAAGTTATGTCCCGTATTGATGACAACGGGGGCAAACTTTTAATTATTGGCACTCGCTTAAGACCTAGAGATTTATATTCAGAACTACGCGACCCTATGCGCTACCCTGATGAAACCTCACCATGGACTTACTTTGCACAACCTGCAGTATTAGAATTTAACGAGGACCCAGACAAATGGGTAACGCTATGGGCAAAAACTAACATAGCACCTATATCAGGTGTTGGCTCTCCTGATGCTGATGGGCTATACCGCAAGTGGGATGGACAGGCTCTACATAAACGCAGGGCAAGACTATCTCCAAACTTATGGGCAATGGTTTATCAACAACAACAAGTCCACGAAGATTCAGCATTTCCATCCGAGGCTATTAAAGGAATTATTAATGGTGCTCGTAATGTTGGTCGCATACCAAAAGGCAAGGCTGGTGTAAGACCAAACGGTATGGATGGATTGATTGTGATTGCAGGACTAGACCCTGCAGGCTCAGGTTATACCGCAGCCGTATGTTTAGGTTTAGATATATCTACACAAAAAAGATATTTGCTAGATGTATCCAATGTGGCTGGCATGAAGCCAGATGCAATACGAGAATTAATTAAAAACTGGACTGACGATTATCAGATTTCTGAGTGGCGAGTTGAGAAAAACGCTTTCCAAACAATGTTAACTCAGGACCGTGAGGTACGAGAATACCTTTCGTCTAGGGGTGCAATACTACGAGAACATCATACAGGTCAAAACAAATGGGATACTGATTTCGGGGTTGCATCCCTGACGACATTGTTCCATGGTTGGGAAGATGGCAACGCACTTATTGAGTTCCCATCAACTCATGCATCTGAAGGAGTTAAATCCTTAGTTGAACAATTAGTAACCTGGTATCCAGATGCTCCTAAAAGTCAAAAGACAGATACCGTAATGGCATTTTGGTTCGCCGAACTAGGTTGCCGTGACAGAATATCAAATGCTTCAACATTTGCTCGTAACCATAACAGCCTCAGTATGTTCCATACTCGTTATGACCGCAACCGACAAATCACTTTACAACTAGACGACATATACTCATAGAATAGGACTAGGCGTGCCACTTTCCCTAGATGAAATTAAAACCAATTACGAACGCTACAAGCAAGCCTTTGCTGACCGCGATATGCGTATGGAGCAAATCCTTCTTGTTCGTAAAGGTCGGATGCGCGATGTATTCCCAGATTTATTTCCAGATGGTCCATTTGAGAATCCTATTGTTGCAAACATGGTGGACATTGCAGCAAGAGATTTATCAGAGGTAATCGCACCACTTCCTGCTTTCAACTGTAATTCACCAACTATGGTGTCAGAGAAAGAACGCAAGAAGGCTGACAAGCGTGAAGAAATTGTAAATGGAATTGTTGACTTTTCTGACTTACAATCTCAAATGTTTACTGCTGCTGACCGTTATGTATCTTATGGTTTTGTACCAGCACAGGTTGAGGTTGACTTAGATAACAACATGCCACGAATCCGTTTCTTAGATTCTTATGGTTGCTATCCAATCATTGACCGTTTTGGCAAAGTCCATGGTATGTATCAAAGAATTAAGAAGCCTCTGGCTGACTTAATGGCTTCATATCCAGAATATGCTCATCTTCTATATGATAAAGATTCAACCAACTCAATGTTGGAAATTATTCGTTATCATGATAAAGACCAAGATATTCTATTTGTTCCCCAAAGAAATAACATAGTCATAGATAGAGCACCAAATCCTATTGGTGAGGTTCTTATTCGTGTGGTTCAACGACCATCACTTGACTCTGAATCAAGGGGACAGTTTGACGATGTATTAGCAATTCAAGTTGCTAAGGCTCGTTATGCACTACTTTCGCTTGAGGCTGCAACTAAAGCAGTTCAAGCACCACTCGTAGCCCCTAGAGATGTAAGCGAGATTGCCCTTGGACCAGACGCTGTTATTAGAACTGAACGACCTTCAGATGTTCGTAGATTATCTATTGACATACCACCAGGTGCTTTTGCTCAACAGCAAGTACTTGAAGGAGAACTTCGTTTAGGAAGCCGTTACCCTGAGTCACGCACAGGAAACATTGATTCTTCAATCGTTACAGGTCGTGGCGTACAGGCTCTTATGGGTGGATTTGATACACAAATCAAAACAGCCCATGCAATGTTTGCCCGTTCCTTTGTTGAGTTAATTGGACTCGCACTAAAGGTAGACGAAAAAGTTTTTGGCGATATGGAAAAGAACCTACGCGGTGTACGCAATGGAGTTCCATACGCAATTAAATACAAACCAAGTCGTGATATTGATAAAGATTACACAGTAGATGTTCAATATGGACTTATGGCAGGACTTGACCCAAACCGTGCATTAGTGTTCGGCTTACAGGCTCGCGGAGATAAACTTATATCTCGTGACTTCCTACGCCGTCAGATGCCGTTTTCATTTAACGCAACACAAGAAGAAGAAAAAGTTGATACAGAAGATTTGCGCGATGCAATGAAGCAGGCTATTGCTTCCTATGCTCAAGCAATTCCAGCACTTGCATCACAAGGACAAAATCCTTCAGACATTTTGTATAAATTATCAACTGTCATTAATCAACGCCAAAAGGGTACACCTATTGAGCAGGCGGTATCTGAGGCGTTTCAACCACAGAATCCCCCACCTGGCGCGATGATGACCCCTGAAGGTGTAAGTCCCGAACTTGTTGGGCAGGCAGGTGCGGTCCCCCCAGGTGAGGGGCAACTTCCAATGGGACTAAGTGAAACTGGTCGTATGCAAGGTGTGGCTCCAGGACAAATTGCTCCAGGTGGTCGCCCAGATGTTCAGTCGCTTTTAGCAAGTTTGACACAAAGAGGTGAACCTAATCTTCAGGCTTCCCTCGTTAGACGACTACCAGTTGCATAAGGAGGTGACACATGAAAAAATCCATAGCAGGAGGAAAGAAGCCTAAGAACCAAGGTTCAGCAGGCAAAGTTAATGTACAAAAACCATTGATGGCAAAGAAAGCATCATCAAAGGGTGGCAAAACATATTTCTCAAGCAATCCAAGCGGAACTCGCGGTTCACGCAGCAAGTAATTAATAAACCTGAGTAAGTTTTAAAACTGCTCATAATTTTAAATATCCGAACTTAGGTGGGAGGAAAGATGGCGAAGGCTAAAGAAAACAACTTTCAGGTATCAGCAACAGGTGGTGCTGGAACTAATGGACAACCAGCAAGATACGCTGCAGGTATAGATAACGCACAAGATTTTTATGATATGCAAACAAGTGCCACAATGTCAGGACAAAACCCTGCCATAAAGCCATCACCTTCAGGTGGTCGTGCATTTCGCACAACTGGACAAATGCCATTTGTGCCAATAGATTCAGCAACAACTCGCCCTGAAGAAGATATTCTTACTGGAGCAACAACTGCTCTTGAAGGTATGTACGCAACAGACCAAACTGCAATGGGTGAAGATGCTGACCGTATGCGCCAAGCGCTCCCATATTTAGCAATAATGGCAGAACTACCAAGTACATCTAATTCTTTCCGTAATTATGTAAGGTATCTAAAAAGCGTACTATGAGTTTTAGCGACCTGCTTGGAAACGCAGCACAGAAACTGCAAGGTAATGGGTTTGCCAATGAAATCGGCTTACCAACAATGTTGTTTGACCTTTCTTCTGTGTCATCTAACGATAAAAGTTGGGTGGGAGATGCGTTTAATTTTGCAGGTAACGCTTTTAGAACTACATTACAGGCAACAACTTATCCAATTCGTAAGCCAGTAGGTGCTGTAGTAGATAAAGTTTTAATGCCAGCAGCAATGATTTCTTATGAAACTGGTGGTCGTTACTTACGCCAACCGTTATCTGCAGCATTAACAACACTTGGTACTGGAGATGTAAAGAAATCTTGGGAAAATCGTGAAGAAATATCCCCAGGACAAGCATTATCTTACTTACAGTCCAAATGGTCTTTTGGTATCTTGGGTCCAGATGAACTTGCTTCTGGTGAATTTAATATATTTGACCCTAATGACCGTAAAGCATTTGGTGAAGATTGGGGCGCTAGAAGTCTTAGCGGTGCCTATGACACTTTCTTTACAACAATAACTGACCCACTAGGTAAATTGGGTAAGGCTGCAGGTCTTGCTCGTAAAGCAGTTGTAACTCGCCCACTAGGTGCAGTAGATACTAACGCAAATAGATTAATGCGTGATTTTTTCATGCCTAAAACTTTGCGTTCTGTTAAAGTTATATCTCCAGAAACTTTGGCTAGAACAATTAATGAGGGTCGTGAAGAAGGTGGGGAACTTTACAACACACTATCTTGGTTTGCTAAATCAGATAGGGTTGCTATTCGCAATCATCCAATGGTTCAGCAATCTAATGATGCTGATACCTTGGCTTATTTACTTGGCGAAGCAAAGACTACAGATGATGTTGCAGATACTCTTATTGCCACAGCCCGTCTTGGTACAAATAAGGAAATAGGTTCTGCTGCTGCTCGTCTTATTGCTAAACGCCGTGACTTAGCATTTGTACTTGATAAAATTAATGATACAACAGACTTAGATAAAAAAGTTTTAAACAATGTACCAACTAATGGTATTACAGATGATGTTAATAAGTTAGATACAGCCACTGAGTTAGTCAAACAAATAGAGGCTGACCCTTATTATCGCATGATTCGTTCATTTAATGATAAGGCTGCAGACTTAAGTAAGCGTACATTTGGTAAGCCAGTATTTGAAAAGTTGGCTATTAGCCGTGCTGAAAGCAAAGCAGCAAGAATTAAAGGAATAGACCAACCTACTAAATTTCCAACTGTTGGAGTTATACAACCTACTAAGTATCATCCACTTGTTGCAGTTGTAAATTTTGGTATGAGAAAAATTGGCGATACTTTCCAAGAAAAGCCAGCAGGGTATGTTAACTTTAACGACTCTGATTCATTTAGTGAAATGACCGCATTTGGTGAGCAACTTCGCCGTGAAGTTGGTGGAAATGTAGCACAACCAATTATTGACGAACATACAAGAGCCTACTTGCGTGCTGGTGGTTTGCCAGAATTGCGCTCAACAGTTGCAGTTTCTTTTGAAGATTTAGCAGTTAGTGCAGTTAATAGAAGTCTTGGATTAACTGATGAACAAGGTGCATTTATTTGGAATCAATATAAATCTCGCCGTCAAACTGCACTAGATACTATTCGTGACCGTAAGTTTTTAATGACTAATGACGATGTTATTCTTAAGATTCCTTACCTAGAGCGCCAAGGTGCTAACGCACTACCTATGGTAGACCTAGAAAATTATGCCCGTGTTCTTAAGGCTAATATGGGCGTACTTAAAAGTATTGGTCGTAAGGGTGAAATTATTGACCCTGATACAATGCGTTATGTAAGTGGTATTTTAAATGATATGTGGAAGGCTTCAGTACTTCTACGCCTTGGTTATACAATACGAAATGTTAGTGAAGCAACTTTATCTATCCTGGGTAAAGGTTACGGTTTGTTAGCCCTTAGTGATTTAAACCGTGATGGATTTAAGTCTTGGTACAATAATCGTGTTCAAGGTTTAGAACGATTTGCAGATAGAACACTTGTAAATAAAGGTTTGCGTGAAGATTCAATTCAAATCCGCCGTAGCCTTGCAGAAACTCAATCTGAGATTTTTGCTACAGAAAAAATTATTAATGAGGCTCGTCTTTATGCACAGGCTGCAGAGCGTTTATTTTTACAAGGTAAATTAAACGAAGCGCAATATAAAGAATTACTTGAACTTTCTGAATACTTAACAGGACAATATCTACATCATGGCTCTACTACTCCTATCAGAGCATTAGATAAAAATAGACCTTTGGCTATGTCATTTAGCAAAGATATTGCAGAACAATATGCAGATGCTGGTATGCCTCGTATATCTGCCTCTGAAATATACAAGCGTTTATCTGGTCGTGCTTATCCGCTACCAAGGAATTTACAACTTGCTCCTGGTGCAGAAATTGGTACTCCTGAAGTTTTTGCTCAAATGCCAGCCAGTGAATTTAAAAATGTTGAAGCATGGGTTACTGGTGTTGCTGGTATTGAACAAAATATTTTACGAGGACAGTCTTGGGATGAAATAACTGGTGAATTACAAAAATTAAATCCTGATTCTCAAAGATGGGTAAAAGAATTAGAACGAACTATTAAGCGTTCTATAATTAAAGAACCAATAAAAGTTTATCGCATTACAGATAACATGGCTTTTTACAGGACACCAGTTGGTGGAATTGTTAACGAACCAGCATTTGTTGCTACAAGTAAAAATTCAGATTTACCGCAAAGTCGTAATTTTTATCTTGAAATTAAATTACCAAAAGGTCATCCTGGGTTAGATATTAAAAGTACTTATGATGAAGCACTTGCTACTGAAGTAGCAAATCCATTGCGTGTAGGTGGATACGATGATGCAATGCGAGAAGCAGAAGTTTTATTGCCACCTGGAAGTAGATTTAAAATTGTATCTCGTAGCGAACCTGACCCAGAAGGTAGAACAGCAATTAAAGTTGTTGTTGAAGCAATACTTCCACCTAGAGTGCCAAAGCGACAAGTATCACCATCAATGCAAACTATTGGCGCTGATATGCGTGAAGGATTCATTAATACTGTAAACAATGGAAATGTTGTAGAAATATTAAATCCACAAACAGGTAACTGGACAACCATTGACCCAAATACGGTATCTCAAAAGTTACTTACTACTGCTGAATTTAGAATCCGTAAACCTGGTAACCAAGGTGTAACCATTGAGCAAAAAGTATATGGAATTGAAGTTGACCTTCGTACAGAAAATTTACGCAGTCCTCGTTTAAATCTTGTTGATTACCCAGAATTAAAAAATGTTCTTGGTATTGAAAAAGGTACACCTCGTAACCGTGCTGCATGGGAAGGCAAAGAAAAAGCACTTCTTGATTGGATGCGAGCCAACGGAGTTGGTAAAGTAATTTTACCTGATAACAAGGCTAATGGTAGGGCTACAGTTCTTGTAGACCCTGAGATGGTAGAAGGTTTTGGTCAAAGTCCATTTGTGACTTTAACTCAACGCAGACTTGATTCTGTTAAAAGACAACAGCAAATCCTTGGTAATGAGCCACGGATGCTTAGTATTATTGAGCGTACTATTAAGAATCAGGGCGGTACATTTGACTTTGCTGGAGATGTTCCAGTTGAAGGTATATCAGTAGCCGTTCGTGGTGCGACACATACATTTAAATTGGAAGATGCTGCAGCAAATCCACAAGGGTGGATAGATTCAGTAACAGCACACTTTGAAAAGAATCTTGAAAAGTTTGGTAAAGCAGACCATTTCGGTACATGGGTTGAACCTATTGATGGCGTGCCACATATCTGGGCTGAACCAACTAATGTTATTATGGACCGTGCTGAGGCTGTTAAACTTGGCGTAGAAAGAAACCAAAAGTCAGTTGCAGATTTGGCTGCCATTGCTAGAGGTGACTGGGATAATGCATTTATCGTAACGAGAGGAACAGGCGATGAAGGAGCAACAGCAAGGTTTGCACTGGGTCAAGGCACCCAAGCCAGTAGAGGAAATGTCACCGCAAGAGCGGAAGGACTTCGCCCGACTCTTAGCGGAAAGAGCACTAGAGAGCGCATTGCGGAGTTATCCGAATCCCTCTCCAGTAAACGAGAATACCCAACCGCAGGTTTAGCACAAATTGTAAGAGAAGCAGCAGATATGCAGGCTGTTTCTAAAAAGAATTTAGAAGGTTTATTAACAAAACTAGATGCTCGTATTGTTGAAGAAACTCGTATTGGTGCTCCTAAACAAATACAAGGAACTGGTCGTAGAATCATAACTCTTTATGATGGCACCAAAGTAGAAATTGATGATGCTTTTCGTGGTGAGTTAGGTCAAATACTATATGACCGTACTGACAACACAGATTCCTACCGTAGATTCGTAGACCACCCATCACAGTTCTTTGCTGCTGAGCACAACAACTTTGTTGAGGATGTATTAACACCTAACATGCCAGATTATTACTCTGGTTGGGCTAATCAACTTAATACATTTTTCCGCTCTCCAGATGGTCGTATAGACCCATTAATTGAACAAATGTTAAATGGTGCACGCCCAGAAGAAATAGTTAAATGGTTGCGTAAACCTGAAAATGTAGGTTATGCCCGTAGATTTAACATTGATGTTCCTGGTATTAAGGTTCCATCAGAGCGTTTAAACGCAAGCATTGAAGCCGAAGATTTTGTTGGTGATTTATATAGTGCATTTAATCGCTATCTACCAGATGCACAGATGCAAGAAGCCTTCCGTGCTGGTCAGGTAACCGAAATATGGCTACGCAATCACTTTAAAAACGCAACAGAATTACCAGATATTGTTGGTCGCATAGTACCTACAAGTCCACAGGCTCGTAACATTATGGATGCAACTGCCAAGGTTATTGATAAAGCGTTTTACTTCTTAGGTTCACTACCTGAAACAACGCTTGCTCGCCATCCATTGGCTAGAGCAATATATCGTTCAGACTATCAAGATAGACTTGATGTTGCTTTATCAACTAAGCGTTTAAACACAGGAAATGCTAAGGCTGAATTAACTGTTGATGAGATTAATAACCTACGCAGAGATGTTATTGAAAGCACTCGCAAAGAGGTTAATAAAACTTTATTTACAATTATTCGCAAGTCTTACGCGGGCGAAAAAATGCGCTTTATTATGCCGTTCTTTAACGCATGGGAGAACACTATTCGCCGTTGGAGTGGACTTGCTAGCGAAAATCCTGCAGTTGTTGCCCGTGCTGGACAAATAGTTTCATCACTCCGCAACCAACCAAATGTTGTTGATGCAGAAGGTAATCAAACAAACGAATTTTCTTACGATAATAAAATTGTTGTACCTATGTCTGAAGGTGCAATAAGTGCTATTGAAAAGATTCCAGTATGGGGCAAGGGTATGGCTGATGCTATCCGTGCTACTGGTACACAAGTATCTATCCCAATACGAAGCCTTGATGTTCTATTCCAAGGTGAATATCTAGCAGGTTTTGGTCCTTTAGTGGTTTTACCAGTTAATGAATTGGTTAAAGCAAAGCCAGATTTAGAAGATATATTCACATCTTCAGTTCTTCCAGTGTTACCTTTTGGTACACAAGAAGGCGTATTGCGCCAGTTACTACCACCAGCAGCACAGAAACTTGCATCTGTTGCAGGACAAGATGAACTTTGGAGTCGTACATTTAATACGGTTTACCGTTATGAATTAATTAAGTACAACCTTGGTGAGCGTGAAACTATGCCTAGCCTAGAGGAAGTATCTAAGTTAACTAATGACTTCTATAAGGTTCGTATTTTATCTAACCTTGTAATGCCATTTGCTGCTCAATATGATTCACCATTAAGTTTCTACTCACAACAATTCCGTAAGTTACAGGATGTTTATGGTAGAGATGCTGAAGTGTTATTCCTTGAGATGTAT